AACCTGAAGGACGGCGACGTCATCTGCGGGCTGATGATCCACGGCTCCGTCCTCTCGGCCCGCACGTCGGGCCTCGACAGCAACGCACGAACCGACCTCGCCGGTCGGATCGTGTTCCAGTGAGCACGGAGGCCTGACTGACATGACCGCCTTGTACGAACTCGACGAACTGCAGGGAGCCGAGCTGCTCGGCTTCGTGCGAGCGATCGAGGAGCCCAACAACTTCCTCGGCACCAACTGGCTGCCCAACCTGACCATCAACGATCTGGAGTTCGAGTACCTGCTCGGTTCCACCTCGACCCCCGTGATGGCGACCATCCTCGGCTGGGACTCGGAGGCTCCGCTCCACGCGAAGTCCCGTCCCGGTGAGCGGGTGTCCGGTGAGCTCCCGCCGATCAAGCGCAAGGCGCGCTTCGGCGAGAAGACCCTCATCCGGTTCCTGCAGCCGCGAGCCGGTTCGGCCGACGTCCAGACGGCGATCGACGACGTGCTCACGCAGACCGTCGACCTCGTCCGCTCGATCCAGGCCCGCATGGAGTGGCTGCGGCTCCAGGCGCTGTCGGAGGACAAGATCACCTACAACGCCGACGGCGTGATCTTCGAGTTCGACTACGGCATCACGGACGACTTCCAGATCGACCTCGTGACCCAGCAGGACGGCGCTGGCGACTCGGTGGCCTCGGACTACGGCCCGGTCTGGACCGACCACGCGAACAGCACGCCGATCCAGGACCTGACGACGCTGTGCGACACCATCGAGGACGCCACGGGCGCCCGGCCGGTGGAGTTCGTCGGCGGCACCCAGGTGCTCGGTCACCTGCTGCGGTCGGACTCGGTCCGCACCATGATCCGCGGCTCGTCCGCACCCGACGCCATCCTGACGGTCCAGGTCGCCTTCGACCTGTACAACCTGCCCCGCCTCTCGGCGTACAACACCCGGGTGCAGGTCGAGAACGCCGACGGCTCGCTGTCGGAGGTCCGTCCCCTGGCCGCGAACAAGGCCTTCCTCGTGCCGGGTGGCGGCCCGGTGCTGCCGGGTCACTCGTCGGTCGGTGCGACGCTGTGGGGCCCGACGGCCGAGTCCCGGGAGCTGATCGGCACCCCGCTGGTCACGCAGGCTCCCGGCATCTACGCCAAGACCTACGCGACCGAGGACCCGCCCGAGGAGTACGTCAAGGCTGCGGCCGTGGCGTTCCCGTCGATGCCGGGCGCGGACAAGCTGGGGCAGATGAAGCTCTGGTCCTGATCCCTCGTCGGGGAGTGAACGAGGCCCGCACGGTCGCAGCCACCGTGCGGGCCTCGCCGCGTCTACGCTCTGGCGCATGACCCGGGCTCGACTGCGCGACGATCCGACTCGCCCGCTGGAACAGGGCAGGGTACGTCTCAGGCTCGGCGATGAGCCGCCGACCTGCACCGATGACCGGGTGGACCAGTCGATCGAAGCGACCGTGAACCCGACGATCACGGTGAAGATGCGCTACCACGACGGGTTCACCGACGATGGCGACAAGCGCTACGTGTGGTCCGACGTGATCACCGATCGAGCGGTCGTGTGGGCGACCCGCACCGAGGTAGACGGCAGCTCCGGGGTCACCGTCGAGTACGCGACGGCGACGGTGCTGTACTCGGGCACCGTCGCGGTCAACGAGACGGCCACGGTGTACGTCGAGGACGACCAGTACCGGGTGGTGTCCGCGTCGCCGTTCCCCGACCGCATCGAGTTCGCGCTCATGCGCGCGACCGACGGGGACGTGACCTGATGGGCAGGCTGGCGATCGACGACCGCGGCGCGTTCGACCGCTGGGCCGAGGGGTTCGAGCGGCTGGCGCAGGGCGGCTCCAACCCGGCGATGATCAAGGAGTGGGACACGGCATCGGCAGCCGTGTTCGCCGAGACGCAGCAGCACGTCCACGTCGACACGGACTTCCTGAAGGCCTCGGGCAGCTTCGAGGTCGACTCGCAGCCGAGCACGTTGGAGCTCGTGCTGAACTACGAGGCTGATCAGGCGGCGCTCGCAGCCGAGCAGGCCCGTCGCGACGCCGCGGCGTCGGCCAGAGCCGCGCGCCGCGGTCGGACGTTCACGCCGAAGCCGGGGCGCAGGCCGCTGACCAACTACGGCCTCTACGAACACGAGCGCGGCTCTGGTCACGCCTGGCTGGCCAACACGATGGCGTCGAACCTGGGCGTGATGGAGCGGGCGCTGGTGCGCGGCTTCGAGAGGACGGTGCTGGGCCGATGGAGCTGACCACTGCCGCTCGACGTCACCTGCTCGCGCAGTCGGCCGTGACGAGCTACGTGCAGGACCGGGTCTGGAAGGATCGGCTCGAAGACGTCCTCGACCGCACCGGGCAGCGCGCCATCGTGGTCAAGGACGCCGGGTCGTGGTCTGTGCCGCAGCGCCGGAACACGCAGGAGTACCCGTTGCTGCGCGTGGAGTTCTGGGCCGACCACACCCGCAACGACGACGGCACGATCGAGGCCGAGGACGGCATGACGTCGGCGCGCGCGCTGTACCGGGTCGTCGATCCTGTCCTGCACGGCGTGCGCGATGTGAGGTGGGGCGGCGACGCTGGCCTGTTCGTGATCGGCTGCTCGCGGTACTCCGAGCCCTTGCCGATCAGCGGGAGCGAGCTCGCTACCGGGCGCCCGAACCCGACGGACTCTGACGCCTATGAGGCTCAGGGCGTCGCGGTTCTCTACGCTCTGCAGACCATCCACTGACTCCCTAGGAGGAGCCTGATGCGCGTGTTCATGTCGGCCCAGTTCGACCGCTTCTCGGGGTACGGCAACGATGCCGTCGACATCGCCCTCGGCCTGGCCCGGCAGGGCGTCGATGTGGTGCCGTGGCCGACCAAGGTGCTACCCGGCGTCGACGCCGAGTTCGCTCAGCTGCTGTCGAAGGACCCCACGTCGAAGTACGACGTCGTGCTCGCGTTCGCGCCGCCGTTCGACATTCAGCCCGACGAGCTGGTCCGGTTCGCGCCGCGTGCCGTCGGCTACTCGATGTGGGAGACGTCGCGCCTGACCGACGAGGACATGCGGCGGCACGGCTTCGGCGACCTCGCGCCGCACGTCATCCCCGAGCACCCGCCGCAGCCTGGCCAGACTCACGAGGCCGACTACGAAGGCCGCTACTGGTCATGGTCGAAGCACGCGAAGGTCGACCACAAGGGGCTGGACCTGATGATCGTGACGTGCCCGATGAACGTCGAGGCCTTCCGCGCTGTGGACGCCTCGGTGCCGATCGACGTGCTGCCCTGCGGCGTCGACGTGGCCAAGTTCGTCGAGGTCGACCGACCGACCGACAGGCGCATGCGGTTCGGCATGATCGGCATGCTGGCCGGGCGGAAGGATCCCTTCGCTCTGCTGCAGGCGTGGCAGGAGCTCAAGGCCGAGCACCCCGAGTTCGACGCCGTGCTGTCGCTGAAGACGTCGTGCCCCGGACTGCACCCGCGGCTCGTCGACGTCTACCCGGACGTCGAGCTGTTCGACCGCGCCTGGACGCCGCAGCAGGTGGTCGACTGGTACTCGACCGTCGACGTGCTGGTGTCCGTGAGCCGCGGCGAGGGCAACAACAAGCCCGCGATGGAGTTCATGAGCACCGGGGGTCCGGTGATCGCCACGAACTGGTCGGGCCACCAGAACTGGCTCTACCCCGAGTCGGGCTACCCGCTGAACGGCGAGCTCATGCCGGTCCACCCTGGCCGCGACGACGTGCTGGACTTCCGCGTCGATCAGCAGCACCTCAAGGACACGCTCTACCACTGCTGGGCGAACCGGGAAGAGGTCCGGCTGAAGGGGGAACGCTCGGCGAGGCTGATCCGTGGGTCGCTGTCGTGGGAGGTGGTGTGCGCGAAGCTGGCGGGCATGCTGCAGCAGGTGGTCTACGGCTGATGTCGACGGCGGTGGAGTTGCGGTGCAACGCGAACCCGTCGCGGCTCCTGGGCAAGATCAAGGACCCCGACTCTGGCGTGGAGATCGTCGAGGGGAACCTGATCGAGATCGCGTGCGAGTGGTGCAAGCAGTCCGAGCGCATGAAGGGGGTCCGCTGCAGACGTGTCCTGCACCGCTACAACGTGGCGGGTGAGCTCGTCGAGACTGAGGTCGTGAAGTGAGCAGGTTCCCGAGAGTCCGACGTGCCACTGAGCCCGACCCGCGCTGGAACGGCATGACCCGTGAGCAGGTCGCGGAGATGCTGGCCGCGATCGCGTTCCCCGACCTGGCCGATGTCGCCGACGACGCTCCCGAGGACGGCTGGGTGCCGATCTGGGACGACGAACTCGGCCAGTACGTCCCGGGCCCGGTCGCGAGTGGCCCCGGTGGCGGGACGTCGGTCCACAACGAACTCACCGGCCGCGGCACCGCGGACGCGCACCCGATCAGCGCGGTGACAGGTCTGCAGGCTGCACTCACAGCTGCGGCGACCAGCGGCGACCAGCAGATCGACCTCGCGTACCTGTTCTTCGTCGAGGTCGACCCGACGGGCGAAGTCACCCCTCCTGTACCCTCGGGCACGCCGATCGGTCTGGCGGGTCAGAGCGATGACGCCGAGAACGGGATCTACTCGGCCGACGGCTCGGGAGGCCTCACGGGTCCACCGATCCCGCTGACCACTCCGACCAACCTCGGGGTGTCCGTCCATGCCACGATCACCGTCGAAGGCGATGCAGCGTGGGGCGGGCTGGCGGCCTTCGTCGACACGCCCACCGGAACCGACTACCCCACGACCTGGCGCGTGGCGACCGAGAACGGCGCCGACTTCTTCCTGAAGCCCGAGGGCACAGCGTGGCGCCGGATCCTGGACGAGTGGGGTCGGGTCTACACCCCGGCCATGCAGGACTTCTCGATCGACTTCGCCCAGATGGACGGCGACGGCGAGTACCAGCTCGGCATCGGCCACCAGATCAACATCTGCGACACCAGCGACGGCCCGATCACCCTCGTCATGGGTCCGCACGCCACGATCCCGCGCCACACCTACATCTGGAACCGGACCGGCGACAACGACGTCACCGTGGTCAACCTGCCTGACGACGGCACCGACTTCACCTACACCATCGCGCCCGGTGAGCGCGTGCTGGTCCTGCCCGACGGTGCGTCCTGGCACGCCTGGAAGATGCCGCAGTCAGCAGCAGAGCTCGGTGTGGTGCCGTCCTCGGGCGGTGCCGGGATCAGGCCGGTGAGAGCTGCCACGACCGGCCCGATCACGCTCTCAGGCACGCAGACCGTCGACGGCGTGGCGCTGAGCGCCGCCGACGAGGTGTTGGTCAGGGCACAGGCCAGCGCCCTGGAGAACGGCGTGTACGTCGTCTCGGCGGGCGCCTGGGCTCTGGCCGACTGGTTCACCGCGGCGACCGATCCGGTGACCGTCGGCGTCGTAGAGGGAACCGTCAACGGCGGCGCCATCTTCTGGGACCTGTCGACGATCGACCCGACCGAGCGCGACGTGTCGGCCGACCGGGTGACCGGGGTGCTCGACCCGGCCCGCATCCCCGACCTCAGCGCCGCCAAGATCACGTCGGGCGCGTTCGAGGTGGACCGCATCCAGTGGAACGGCGGCGTGATCGGCGGCGCCTACCCTGCGCCATCGACGGTGTACCCGTCGGCCGGGGGAGTGCAGCCGCTCGTCGAGACGTTCCCCTCGTGGAACAACCCCTCGAACCAGTCGGGCATGGCCAGCGGGCGGCTCCAGCTCGTCGGCATCGTCATCCCGAAGGGCACCCCGGTCAACGGCATCGCGTTCTACTCAGGGTCGACGGCGCTCGCATCGGGCACCCGCCAGTGGTTCTCCCTCTGGGACGACGCGATGACGCTCCTGGCCGCGTCGGTGGACGACACCAACACGGCGTGGGCCGCGAACGCGATCAAGGCGCTGGCGCTGGCCAGCCCGCCCTACATCGCCCCAGCGACCGAGCTCTACCACCTCGGCATCGTCGTCGCAGCTGGCACCCCGCCGACCCTGCGCGGTCTGGCGAACACGGGCACGAACCGGGTGCGGTCGTACGTCGCAGACACGGGCCTGACCGGGGCGCCGCTCTCGCCGGGCTACGTCGCGACCCCGACCGCGATCCACACGATGACGCCCTGGGGGTTCGTGTACTGATGCCGAACTACTCGATGACCAAGGCCGACGGCACCCGCGAGGTGCGCGACGAGCTCTACGACGGCACGGCTCGGATCGTGGTCACTGCAGCGAACGGCACTGTCGTGTCGGACCAGTTGGTGCCATCTGACGAGCTTCCGCCTGTCGAGGAAGTGGATCCCGAGCTCGCTGAGCAGGTCGCGACCCTGACGGCTGTAATCGAAGACATCGGCGGCGCGCTCGGCTCGCTGACCCCGACGTCGACCACGACCGCGACCCGCAACGCTCTGCTCAACGTGCGCGCAGCGATCGACGCTGCACTCGGAGGTTCCTGATGGGCGAGTGGTCTTCCCCAGGCGGATCGGGCCCGCACGCGTCGTCGCACATGCGCAGCGGTGACGACCCGTTGCCGATGGTCCTGGCGGCGCCGGTCACGCTCACTGACGCCGCGACCATCGCCACCAACGCTGCGCTCGGCTGCCACTTCCGCGTGACCTTGGCCGGGAACCGGACCTTGGCGAACCCGAGCAACCTGACCGACGGCCAGCGGCTCACCTGGGAGATCGTGCAGGACGGCACCGGGGGCCGCACCCTGAGCTACGGCTCGATGTTCACCTTCGGGGTCGACGTGCCAGCCCCCAGCCTGAGCGTGGTCGGCGGGCTGCGCGACTTCCTGACCGCGATCTACCGGCAGGACACCAACAAGCTCTACGTCGTCGGCTACGCCCGAGGGTTCTGATGGCGACGCTGACCGCCGTCACCAACGTCGGGGCGGCGGGCAACTTCGGGGTGGCTTCGACGTGGAGTCCCGCTCAGGTGCCGACCGCTGCGGACGATCTGGTGATCCCATCGGGCAAGGAGGTCAATCTCACCTCGGTTCCGAGCAACCACCTGTGTCGCTCGCTGACCCTGCTGGGACGGCTCAGCAACTCGTCGGGGTCGACCCTCGGTGTGCGGATCGGCACCTCGACCCCGGGCACCGGCAACGTGGCCCTGTTCATCGACGCTGCCGCCAGCTTCGGCGGGTCCGTCGCGACCGCGGCCTTCGAGTTCGTGTCGACCTCGGCCACCGCGCAGACGATCACCACGGGCGGCAAGAGCCTGGCAGCGATCACGTTCAACGGGGCTGGCGGCCGGTGGCAGCTGCAGGACGCGCTGACTTCCAGCGGCGTCGTATCGCTGAGCGCCGGAAACCTCGACACGAACAACCAGAACGTCACCAGCGGCACGCTGGTCACGAACGGTGCCGGGGTCAAGGTGCTGACCCTCGGGTCGACAACCTGGACCACCACCTCCAACAACACCGGGGTGGCGATGAGTGGATCGAACCTGACCCTGAACGCCGGAACCTCCACCGTGAAGTCGGTCGCCACCCTGAACCACAACGTGTTCGGGGTCGGCATCACATGGAACAACGTCGTCTTTGAGGGTGCTGGCAGCCCGACCGTGCAGGGGTTGACCTGCCAGAACCTCACCCGGATCGGCACCGCGGTCAACACCGACGGCTTCGGCATCCACGTCACCTCGGTGACGGTCCTGGGCACCTTCACGGTGACGGGCAACTCGCAGACGAACCGGGTGCTGGTCTACTCGACCGTGCTGGGCACCCCGGTCGTCATCTCGGCTGGCGCGGTGTCGTTGCAGGACGCCGACTTCATGGACGTCACAGCGGCCGGGGCAGCAACGTGGTCCGGCACTCGGCTGGGCGACTGCTTGGGCAACTCGGGAATCACCTTCCAGCCGTCGCGCACGATGTACGCGGTGCAGCCCGGGTCGTTCTCGACGCCGGGCATGTGGGCGTCGACTTCGGGCGGGGTGTCGGACAACCCGGTGCCGCCGCTGCCTCACGACGACGTGGTGCTCGACGCTGGCTCGGCCGCGGGGACCTACGCGAACGACCTGCTGAGGACGTGCCGCAACGTCGACTGCACCGGGTTCACCGGCACGTTCCAGTGGGCCGCGCTCGCGTCGGGCCAGTCGTTCTCACCGTCGTTCTACGGGAGCATCAACTTCGGGTCGACCGGCACCATCACTAGCGCGCAGTCGGGGGCTCTACTGCTGCGCGGCCGCGGATCGCACACGCTCTCGGGGGTGTGGGGTTCGGGCAACCTCGCCCA